GGTATAACAGTAGAAATGAAAATCCATTGTCGAAGGTGTATTACGCTTAGACATGCTATAAAGACGGTTAACAAAGTGCGGACCATATTTTTCTCCCCATTTAGTACATACTACATTAACTCGCATGACAATCCCCACATTTCATATTACATATTTTTAATGGTCTTCTTTTCAAATGTTCACTCACATTTTCAAAATCTAAATTATGTATAACTTCATCAACTGTAAAATTCGACAAGTTATTATACTTTAAATTGAATGGATAGTCAATAGGATGATAAGGAAAAAGTTTATTTTCCATAACATCTCTAGCAATGAAGGCACAAGGAAAAGCATTTCCTCTTGAGTTTACATAGAAGTAACCACCCTTTCTTGCATCGCACCACACTGGATCTTTTTCTTTTAATTTGGTCTTAGTCTTTCGTACTTCATCTTTTTTGCCAAATTGTTTTAGCGTGGTTAAATTAACGGGTATGTCTTTAGAAATCTGATTGTCGATTTGTTTTTGTTCTTCCGTTTTTTCTTCTTGTTTTGGAACGACAACGATTTCGTCAACATAGTTTAAATTTAAATCTTCAGTAAAAGTCTGAAGAGTTATTCCAATATTTTGTTGTTTAAAATATTCACATATTTCTTTTAACTCCTTACAATTAATCGGATCTGTTATTTCACAGGTAATAGTTACCCAATTAATCGTATATTTTTCAAAGATATTCTTGATGCTTTTTAGTGTATGTTCATAGCCATCGACAAAAATATCATTAAAGTCATTATCAGTATCGTTTTGTTTAGTAGATAGTTGTATTATTGCACCATCTGGCTTTTCTTCATATAATGCTTTATATAAATCGCTATATTCTTCTCCGTGACTTTGAAAGTATTTAAATAGCGTAGCATCATCACCATCTTTATTTAGCACTCTAAGCAGTTCTTCTCTTGGCATAATGTTATATAATCGCTCAAATACTGCCTCATAGTCTTCTTCATAAAACAGTTCAGTTACATGATAGAAATAGTATTTTTTATACATTTCATGTAATTCATCTTCAGTACTATGCCAAAACCATATAGAGGGTCCTTGCTCTTTAAACTGTTTCATTAACCATACTTGTGTCCAGTAAGCATGGAATTCATTGTATTGCTCTATCAATTCTTTAAGCGACATATTCCATAGAATACTTTCACCACCGTTTACTATATCTTCATCTTCAGGAAAAGATAACGCAAATGTTTTGTGCATTGAAACAAAATCTTTGTTATTATAGTGTTCTTTAATTGTTTCGTGTGCGGAATAATCCATATATCGTTTGTTGAGTTGATCATTGTCAAGCCACTTAAATCTTAACCATTCTCTCATATGCTCAAACTCTTTTTGATTTTTAGCATACTCTCTTGTCCAACGAGGAAATTCAAAGAAGACATCTTTTAACTGAACAAAATTTTCTGTAGATTGTAGTTTGCTAATTCTTTTCAAGTCTGTTGTATTATATGAAAAGAAATCTTTTGGTAACTTAGGTAGCCACAATCTTTCAAACTGATCTCTGCCATGCCAGTGTATTAGCAGATCATAATTTTTCATTTCATGTGGTTTAATTTGATCTTGAGCGTTTGGAGTAATGTCTGTATTGAACAAACAAAATTTAGCATCTTCTCTGTAATAGTGTTCTCTCAAATCTTTAGGATATGATTTGCCTCTATTAAAAGAATAATACCAATCTTCTGGTAAGAAGTTCCAGAACTTGTCTCCTACTACTTGATGTTCTCTTCCGTAATGGTAGTTGTCTGTACCTTTCCAGAATGTTTTGAACACAGTATCTTGATGCTCTAAAACATCATGATATATTTTTTCGCATTGATCGTTACACCATAGCATGATACTAGAGTTATATAATGATCCTCTTATATCTTTAAATCTTCTATCGTTTAGAACTTTTTTGTCTTCCCAATTAGTATACAACATGTGAGGAGTAAATGCATAGTCGTAGATATCATCGATGTTATTCTGAATGACAACATCTAAGTCCATGTAACAGAATGGACCTTTTGTTTTTAACCAGTGATGTGAATTGAAAAGAAGAAACTTGGCTCTGTCCCAACAAAAATTCTCTCGACCAAACCAATAATCTGGGTGCAGAGGTTTTACACGAGGAATTGACCGAACTATAATATTTTTATCTAGTCCTTCAGGTTCATCGGTATAGCAGACGAATTTAAAGCGCCTCGTATATTTACGCTTTATCATTTCGTATAGATTGTTGACATACTCCGCAGAGTATTTGTTACCCCATTTTATAGAGAGAAAGTGTATCATAATATTTTTGTTTCAAATCAACTTGAGTTTCTTTTTGTCCGTTTAGTAATACGATTGGATAATCTTTTATCTGATATGCTCTCGGTGAAACATCTTCTTGTTCGTCAACACCAAACAGAAAAGAATAGATTAATCCTCTAGGGAATGTTCTATGAATCATATGTTCATGATATAAAAACCAATCATCGTTATCACAATATTTAGTCATGATATAATCAGAATTTGAAGAAAACTTTTCATAAATATGTTTTACATCTTTACTATTATATGCTATGACACTTGAATTGAATTTACTACCAAAACTTTTCCAATATGTTTCGCAGATAGTTGGTTCATCACAATAAGCAAACAATGGATCTAGATTTCCTTGTACTATTACATCTAGGTCTAGATACAGACAGTTGCCGAGATCGTGTTGAAAAAGTTTTATTTTTTCAAAGTTGCCGTCAATGTCGGTAATTAGTATTGGATTTATTTCTGGTCTTAGTTGGTCGATGTTTTTTTCGTCTACAAAGCAAACATGATTGTATTGTTTTGAGGCATCATAAATATCATGCACATCATTAGCATTATATTTTTCACCATAAAGTAAGGTAACTACGGTATTCAAGATAAACTCCCATTTTATAAATAGTATTTAGACGAAGAGGAAGACTAGTAATGGCATATAACAATAATGTAAAGAATATCGTTGTTGATCAGGGAACAACCTATAGTTCCACTATTTCAGTCAAGCAAACTGATGGAACTACTGCTAAGGATCTCACTGGTTATACATCTACCGCTCAATTAAGAAAAAGTTATGATAGTACAACATCGACTGCATTTACTGTAGCACAGGTAGATGCTACGGGTGTTATAACTATATCACTCACAGCGACACAAACTGCCGCTTTGAAGTCAGGTCGATATGTATATGATTGTGAATCTGCTAGTGGCTCAGAAACTTTGCGTGTACAAGAAGGAATACTAACAGTAACACCTCAAGTCACCAAGTAGGATTAGAAGATGAGTGATGAACTAAAAAAACTTTTTGAAGCGATTGCCCAAGAGAAACTTAGAACTAAACAGAAACGAGAACAGGCAACTCTTGCTGAAGCAAAGAAAGCACAGAAGAAAAAACAGGCTAGTCAAAAAGTCCAGGGTGATTTCTGGGAAATATTTACCACTCAATTAAAAGCACTATCAGAAGAAGAAACAAAACAGAAAAGCGAAGTAGAAAAGTTAAATGAGATCAAAGAAGGATTTAAAGAATTAGATCCATCTCGTTACATCATCGAAGAAGAAGTTATTGAAGAAGTTCCAATCGTAGAAGAAACCGATCTTCTAGCAGAGATAGACACAGAGAAACTTGCACAAGAATTCAAAGTAGATTTAAATCCTGAGCCTATCATAGAAGAAACGCCAAAAGTATATGGCGATCCAGATATTGGTGATTTAGAAAGAAAAGTCAATGAATTAGAATTGAAATACGCTACAGTTGTACAACCTGAAGAAGAACCAGAAGAAGTCTACGAACAAGCAGTAGCGGTTAGCGAAGAGAAAGAAGCAGTTCAACAATCCGTAATTGATGTTCTTTCACTTACACCAACAGAAGTAAAAGATAAAGATGAGCGATCACTCCAAGAGATGGCAGTATCGTATATCACAAATAAGAGAGAAGAACTTAAAGAAGAGAAAGATGAGATAGGCACACTCAAGAAACAGATTGTCGATATTAATACAAACATACGACAAATGATACTTGGTATGCAAGGCATCGGTGGCGGTGGTGAAGTTCGTTTAGAATTTTTAGACGATATTGACAGAGCAACCGCAAAAGTAAATAACAAATTCTTGATGTATGATTCTACACTTAAAAAGTGGAAAGGTGTAGATGCCCATGAAGAATCTGGATTAGATAGAGTAACTTCACATGTAATTCCTTCCGCAGATGATACATATGACCTTGGTACATCTTCATTGA